GCGATGCCGGACGTGGCGGCCAACTCGACCCCGATCCTGTTCGGCGACTTCGACCAGTCCTACCTGATCGTGGACAGCGTAGGGACGCGCATCCTGCGCGATCCCTTCAGCGCGAAGCCCTACGTGCAGTTCTACACCACGAAGCGCGTCGGCGGCGGCCTGCTGAACCCCGAGGCGATGAAGGTGCAGCGCGTCGCGGCGTAAGCCCGTCAATTCTGCCAGAAGGGGCGGCGCACCGCCCCTTCCCCAGAGGTGACAGGAGAGACCATCATGGCGAAGCTGACGAAGGACCTGTTCGGCGCGGCAAATGGGGAGGTCTATCCCCGGGTCCATGCTGCTGGCGAGGAATGTCCGCCCGAGCTGGAGGATGCCGCGCGCGAAATCGACGGGCTGGAGGTCGAGGAGCCCGCGCCGGACGCCGATAAAGCGGCGAAGGCGGGCAAGGCCTGATCCATGCCCCCTGTCCTGGTGACGCCGCCCGATGGTACGCTGGTGCCGGTGGAGACCTGCCGGGACTATTGCTTCTTGCGCGGTGAGAACTACAGCACGACGCTCGTTGCCGCCGCGCGAGATGCAGCCGAGGCGTACCTAGATGGCTACGCCGGGGTCCTTGGTCGGTCGCTGCAGCTCACAACATGGCGCGAGGATTTCGCGGCTTGGGGCACGCTGCGCCTGTCCATGCCCGATGTACTGGCGGACAGCGTGAACGTGACCGCGCTGGACGAGGACGGGATCGCGGTGCCGGGCACCGTCGAGCTTGATGTGCGGCAGGACGCGCAGGGCTGGTATGTCGAAGCCAGCGGCCCGGCCGCTGTTCGGGTGCAAGTCGAGTACCAGTGTCGGGCGCCGGAGGCGGTGCGCAAGGTCGCAATTGTGGTTGTCCTGATGCTCGTTAAGCACTGGTATCATCGTCGTGACATCGTTCTTGAAGGTGCGGCGGTCGAGATTCCATTCGCCGCGTCGTCGCTGATTGCAACCATCAGGCGCGGACAGATCGCGTGAAGATCCCGCAACCCAACCGCATCGTGCGCATCGAGCGGGCAACGCGCACCCCTGACGCCTTCAACGAGCCGATCAAGACGTGGACGCTGCTTGCCGAGGTCTGGGCGGAAAAGCGCGATATGTCGGACGGTGAGCGGTTTGGCCGAGACGGCACGGCAGCGCATCTGACGACCCGCTTTGTCGTCGAGTGGGGTGCGCGATTCGCTGACTTGGGTGCTCGGGATCGTGTGGTTTGCGACGGCCGCATCTACGACATCCATGGCGTGAAGGACGTGTTCGGAGACATGTGGCTCGAGATCACCGCGGCAGCACGCATTGACCTTTTCGACGGCGCGGTCAGTGGCGAGCCGATCCTGGAAGGCGACGAAGGCGCCAGCGACTGGTGAGGGTGTTCCGCGTCAACGCGCTGCCTGCGGTGCGGGAACCCATCGCGATGTATCTGGTCCGCGTCCCGGGATCGCCCGAGACGTTTCAGATCTTCGTCACGGGGCGGGACGGTGTGGCGCGCGGTCAAGGCGTGGCGCAGGGTGCACAGGGGCTTTCGGCCTATCAGGCCGCGGTTGCGGCCGGGTTCGTCGGAACCGAGGACGCCTGGCTTGCTTCGCTGCGCGGTCCGGCGGGACAGAACGGCACGAACGGGACCGACGGCGTCGACGGTGTGGACGGCATTGACGGTGCTGATGGTCTGGACGGGGCGCCTGGGCAGTCCGCCTACCAAATCGCAGTGGCGGCCGGTTTTCAGGGGTCGGAAGCGGCATGGATTGCCTCGCTGCAAGGCCCACAAGGCCCCCCGGGGCTCGTGCTGTCCGGCACCGCAACGCTGAACGTCCAAAACGGCGGGTTCGGGGCCAGCGTTACGGTGGCCGCAGGGGTGACCGCTGCCAGCCGGATCGTCGTGTCGCTGGGAAGCATGGGGGCGTCGGACGAAAACGAGGCCGACATGCTGGGGCCGGTGACGCTGGGGGCCATCCCGGGCGACGGGCAGATCGAGATCACGGCGACGTTCCTGTACCCGCAATCCGGGCCGGTGCCGGTCACCTGGGGAGTTTTCTGACATGGCAAAGCTGGTCACCGACCTTGCGCCGACGCGCGCCCTTCACCCGCGCGAGGCGCTGTATGGTGGAGGTGTGCTGGCGGCGCTGAATGCCGAGTTCAGCATCGCCTGCGATGGCTGCGGGTCTGTGACGCTGGACCTGAGCGGCACCTTCAACCTGTCGGTCGAGGTGGCGGGCGCGGTGGACGGCGTGAACTGGCGACTGATCCCGATCAAGCCGATCAACCAAGCGGCCAAGCAGTACGCGGTGGTCGCAGGCGCGCCCGGCGCGTGGATCGCACCCTGCGCGGGATATCGGCAGGTTCGGGTTAGGGTCACTGCGTACACGTCGGGTGCCGCGAATGCCACGCTGGTCGCGAACCTTGGCCTTCCGGACCAGTCGCTGGACGGCATGGTGACCCCGCTGGTGGTCACCGCCGTCGGCGCGGCAGGCGCGGCCGTGACGCTGACGCTGCCCGCCCCGGCGGCCGGTCTGCGGCACTACCTGACGAACCTGTTGATCAACCGTTTCGCCGCTGCCGCGTTGACTGCCTCCGCGGTGCCGGTCACCGTGACCACGACCAACTTGCCCGGGTCGCTGGCATTCAGCTTTGCCGCCGATGCGGCCTTGCAGGGCACGCTCGACCGGTGGCGCGAGGACTTCGCCTATCCGGTCGCGGCATCGGCGCTGGCCACCGCCACGACCATCGTCTGCCCGGCGACGACCGGCGTGATCTGGCGGGCGACCGCGGGCTATTACCTGGCGCCATGACATGAAGGTCACGATGAAGATGACCGGTCTGCGCGAGGTCGAGCAGATGCTGAACGGCTTGCCGAAGGCTGTCGGGAAGCGCGTGCTGACCAAGGCGTTGATGGCCGGTGGCGAGGTCATTGCCCGCGCCGCCCGGACGCGGGCGCCAGTCCTGACCGGGAACTTGCGCGAGTCCGTCAACGTGACCGCCGTCAAGCCCAAGGACCATGACGCAGGCAAGGCGGCATTTGGGGTCGGGCTGCGGGCCGGGCTGAGTCGCGGGCAGGCGGCGGGTCTGGCGCGTGCCGCGAACCGTGCCGCAGGCTACGACTTCGCCGAGGTGTTCGTGGGCACCCCTGCCCGCGCGGTGCCTGCCTGGCCGCAGGAGCTCGGCACGATAAATCACACGGCGCAACCGTTCCTGCGCCCGGCGTTCGAGGCCACGAAGCAGCGCGCGGCCGATACCATAGCGTTTGAGCTGTTCTACGAGATCGAGCGCGCGGCACAGCGCTACCGGTCCCGCGGGCGGTGAGGTCATGCAGGCAGACCTGATTGCCCGGCTTCTGGCCGACCCGGCCCTGACCGGGATCGCCGGGCAGAGCGTGTTCTGGGCGCGGCGCCCGCAGGGCATCCTGCCGCCCCTCGTTCTCCTGCGCATGGTGTCGTCGGTCCCGGCGCTGATCATGCAGGGCGAGGGGCCGGTCGAGCAGTCGCGCGTGCAGATCGACTGCTACGCGCAGACCTATGCCGCGGCGCGCGCCATGGCGGCAGCGGTCAAGGCGCGGCTGGGCGGCTATTCGGGCGTCGTCGGCGCCACGCGGTTCCAGGGCGTGTTTCGCGTGACCGAAATGGACATGACCGAGGGCGGCGAGACCGACCCTGACCGGGTCATGCGCGTGATGCTGGAATTCATGGTCAGCTGGCAGCCCGCCAGCTGATCCCCTGCCCTGACCTGCGGACTGGGCCCCGCTTCCTGAGCTGAAGAAAGGATCGACCGATGGCGGAATCGAACGCGATCATCGGCTACGGCACGCTGTTCGCCATCGGCAACGGCGCCGCGCCCACGGAGGTGTTCCAGACCCTCGCAGAGGTGCGGGACCTGACGCCGCCGTCCGACACGCTGGACGTGATCGAGACGACGCACATGACGTCGCCGAACCGGATCAAGGAGTTCGCGGCTGGTCTGCTGGACCCCGGCGAGTGCAGCTTCACCATCCACTTCCTGCCGGGTGAGGCCGACGACGACCTGATCCAGGCGCTGCGCGGCGGTGCCAAGCGCAACTTCCGGATCACCTTCCCGGCCATCGGCGCGAACCCGCGCGTGACGTGGACGTTCCGCGGGTTCCTAGTCGGCTACGAGCCCGACGTGCCGACGAACGAGGTGATGACCGCGCAGGTGCGGATCAAGGTCACCGGGCCGTACACGCCCGGCACGGCGGCCTGAGGCTGACCGGCATGGGCAACCGTCACCGGGGCGAGACCGCCGTCGAGATCGGCGGCCAGCGATACACGCTGGTCTAC